CGAACCAGTTGCCAATGATTTAATACCAAAAACATACTTATCACCAACGGCAATCGCATGAGAGTTATTTTCCTTAACCAAACCATCATTAGCTTCTGGGCGAGACAGATCAAAAACAGCACCCTCCGTAGGTTCGACTTTATTATTAAAAGTAAATGATGAAGTTCCTGACCCCGCAGTGATAACTGCGGCAGACTCATCGCCATACTGAGCACGAGGTAAAACCGAAGTGAAGTAATCGATAGGAAGATTAGAATTTTCCAAATCGAAAAGAGTTGTCCTTTCAGAGCTAAACTCAGACAAACTGATAAAATTGCCCGCATTCATGTTACTATTAGGAGCAATATAATCAATATTACAAGTCCAAGGCTCAAAAGGTTGCCACTTCTCGTTGCGGTAATGGTCATTACAAATCTTGTGATAAGCCAAGAGAGGGAAAATAGACATATTAGGACTATTTTCAATACCAAGAGCTTCAAACTTAGTCAAATCTAAAGCGTATTGACTTTTTTTAAATTCAGCAAGATTCCAAGCATGACCCGAACGAACATAAAGATTTGCCATTGCAAAACCATCATATTGTATGACAGCAGAAAAATTACCATAGCCTAAAGACATTAAAAGCTTAGCAGCACGACAAAGACGATATCCATCACAAACAAAAACGTCAGGATATGCACCATGAATACATGAATCATAAAAACCAGTTATAGACTGTTTGCCAGACTCAACCGCTGTGAAATACTGATTAAGAGCAGCATAAAGACGCTGTAAGTAAGCATTTAAATACTTAGCTAAGTCGACATAAGAAATATAAGGCATAGCGGTAGACAAAGATGCAGAAGTAGAAGAATTAAGGGCAACCTTAGCAATATTCTGACCCGCATCACCAACAGTCATATTATTCACCTGTTGTTCAAAAAAACGCCAAAGGCTCTGAAATGGTACAAAATAATACTGAATATTCTCACGAATACGAGTAAAAGCGTCACTATTAAGCGCAGCGGTACGTGTTTTACCATTATAACCAATCTTAAAAGTCTCATTAGGATTTACCCACTGAGAAAAAACCGGTAACAACTCGCCAACCTGAGCGGTAAACATGTGACGATGAGAAAGGTCGAAAGCATTTCTATTCACCTTATTCTTAAGGCGATGCATTCCTAAAACTTTATTAGCCATATAATTAATTTTTATAAGAATCTACAACAGCCCTATGTTTAATGTTCTCAGTATAAGCCATATTAGCTTCCTGAACTTGATATTGAAATATAGAGCGTGTTTTTAAAACGTTAAAATCATAAGTCCCTGTGAAAGAAGACATACTCGAATAATTTTCATATGAAAAAAGTTTATCATCTTCAAGGTTTTTAAAATACTGAATCAAATTTTGATAATCTTTCCAAGAAACAAAATCAAAACGCAATTTGAGACAAGTATAGAAATCTAACCCTAAATAGGATGATAGCGAATAGTGATGATGTGAAGCATAAAGCAATGATTTTAAAGGATTTACAGAACCGGAACTATTATAAATAGGTTTAGCGAATACCTCAACATACCTACGAACAGCACGGTACTGATAAATATGTTTATATAGTGCAGAAGTATCGGGGTCAAGAACCCACAACATAAACTCCCTTACGGATGCATCATTATAGATTTCACCTGACGAGCAGAAGAATCGGCGGGCGCAGAATAAAACCGAACGAAACAAGGAATAAGTCGCGTCAACATTATAGAAGGAAGAACCTGTAAATCTGACGGACAATTGAGAGTAATACGCAGAGGACATGGAAACAGGTCTTCGAATACCTTTTTTGTTAACAACATAATCTGTTGACAATGCTTCGAAATCTCTAACCTTGAGAAGTTCTCTAACCTCTGCCTTGTCCTTTGCTCCCAATAGAATTGAGTGAAACGCCCTTTGTGGAAACTTGTCAAGCACTCGAGGGAAGTCAGAATGTTGTGTAAGATACTTACTAACGTATTCTTGCATATTTCCATCGGTAACCTTTGTAGTCGTATCACCGTAGACCCATATCTGAGCCAAATCGAGTTTACGACAAACTTCTCGGGGATTGTCAGGGGTTGACATTGGCAAAGTCCGAACGTCTCTAAAATCCGCTCTCGCTTTAGGCGAATCGTGGAATAATAGGATATGATAATGCGGACGGAATGATTGGGTACCATACTCGCAAATAATGTAGTAGCGTATTTTTTCACCATATTCTTTTAAAAACCATTTTCTTAAACGACCTATATATTTTTTAATATCATCATACCATAAAATAGGAATGACACTATTATTACGAATTCCACGAGAACGATTGGGAAAACGATTATAATATTTATCTATACGTGAATAATAATCACGAAGCACAGAAGCTGTGTCAATAGTCCCAAAATCGGTAAGCTGAAAAGACTTAGAAATTTTATCCTCTACATAATAGAATTCTTTAGTCCTACGATTATATTTTTTAATAACCCGATTAGGAATGCGCAAAGCATATCCAAAGGGGTATAAGTAGGAAGTATCTATGTAGGGAAGGTGTATATCGTCATAAGTGTTAGTAATAAATTCAATATATTTATGTTTAGACGCTTCAACCTCAAGAAGTTTACAAAGATGTTCCTGTGCAGCAACACGGCATTGAATGCACGAGTGACAACCAACAAGAGTGACGCCATGTCGACCAATGACAGGAACAGGATTGTTGCATCGAGGAAATAAAGCCATAATTATGTACTAAATAAATCACCATTATAACAACTTAAAATTACCTTCTCAGTAACACGACCGCCAGTTTTGGAAAAATCCAAGGGACAATACATTTCAATCTCTTTCAATGTATCAGCAAGATAGGGTTTAGATTGACCACTACAATATGCCTGTTTGCGCTGAATCTCTCTAATAACTTTGAGAGCAGTCAAATAATCTTTAGCCGTCATAAGCAAAAAAAACTAAATACGTTTGTACCATTGATATTCATGTTCCCAAGAAACAGGTGAAGAAATCATTGACTGAATGATAACTACACTAGGCAAAAACAAACAAATAAATTCATCAATTTTGCCATACTTAACTACATACTGAACACCGTTAACTTCTACGATGAAACAACGAGAATTAATTTTTACCATAAGGCTTAAAATTTTTAGAATGGACGGAACCATCATGTTTAACAATTGTGGTATCAACAGATACAATAGTAGTGCGACCACTGGCAACTACATTGTGAGACGTACTGCATGATGTCATGGTAGAGACACCAAAATAAGCAGCTATCAAACCAAGTGCATACAATGCTACTTTAATGATAATTTTAATAACTTCCTTTTTCATGCTGCAAAGATAAAGAAAAGTTTTTGTAAGTACCAAATTTATTAATACTATTTAAGAAAATAGTTACAGGGGGAACAAAAGCGCAGTAACTAGGAAATATGTATTCCCGCTTTTGCCTACCCCAAACAAGAGAGTAGGAATTTTCAGAGAAAATTTTCATAAAAAGGTAGTTAATAGCATGTTGTAACTTTTCCGCGCAAAGCTAAGGTTTTTCTAGCAGACAAACCAAAATAAAGTATCTGTTTAGTTAAATTGTGTACGTACGTATAAAATGCGCACGCACACAAATACAAAACAGACACATTAAGAGTATAATATAAATTTTTATTATTTCATAAGAAAAATATAGATTTTTACGGAAGGTATTTATGTTGAATGAGAATTATCTGGGAACGTGTTTGCATTATATAACGTACAATTAACAAATATTTAACTAAATTATTTAGTAGTGTCAAGAAAAAGTTTTAATTAAAGTACAAAAAGCGTAGCAAAAAGGGCGCAGAGGTCTAACCTTTGCGCCCAAATTATCATTTATAACCTGTAGGATTATAATTAGGATTTTCACGATAAGCATCTAACCATGATTTACCGCTAGGCGGCGGTGTAGATCCGCCACCTGTAGAAGAGCCTTTACTAAATCTAGGTTTAGGCACAAAGTTACTAATACCATCAGAGATATTTTTAACCATACGGGAAACAGATTCGCCACGCTCAAAGATTTTATCAGTATCATAACTATCAACACGCTTATTAGTAAGAGATGTTTCAGATTTGTACATACCACTCAAAGAACGTATCAAATCCGGCTCTTGCATCAACTTGTTTAAAGACCACTCATTTTGTTGAATGTTCAAATCAAGTAAATGTCTATAAGGTGTTTGACGCAAAATACTTTCGGCTTTACTAATAGGCATTTTACCTAACATGAAATCAGTATAATACCGAGACATTTCATTTGTCATATCCTGACCAGAGGTTAAAGAGCCATAATATCCACCAAGTTTTTTAAGATAAGAAGCGTTAGCATTAGCATTTGTCAATGCAGCACGACCTTGCATTAATGCGGCACTGCTTTGAACAGTAGCAGCATGAGCAAATGTTTGCTGAATGGAGAGCCAACGTCCATAATTCTCAGTCTGTTTAAGCGTATATTTACCGTCAGCAATATCACGAAAGGCTGAAGCGTAAAACGACATTGTTTGAGCCACGTTCTTCTCAACTTCTTGAGGCATGACATTATAAAGACTAAAAGCCTTGAGACGAGCATCATACATAGCATCAAAACCTTGCCAATTAGACAATTCAGCCTTAAATTGCTCTTGTAACAGTCTATTCTGATAAGTATCTTGAGCGAATTTATAAGTCATTTTTTGCATAGCAGTTTGAGATTCAATAAGGCCTTTCTGAGCTTCATTTACACCCCTAACAGACTCATTAACATTCTCCTGAGATTTCTGCAAAGCAACAGATGAATTAACAGAACGAGTAGTATTATAAGCAGCCAAACCTGAATTTGAAGCATCACCTATAAAGCCATAATCTGTTGGTAACATCTGGGCAGATTCCGCACCTGTAGCAGTAGCACCACTGCCAACATTTCCACTGGCAGAAACGTCACCAAGCATAGCATTAAGCCCCGCAGCACGCAAATCATTAGCCTTAGCAGAAGACGTACCGTACATTTGATACATCAATTCTTGCCATTTACGTGTCTTCTCCGCTTCCTCAGCATTAAAGCGATTCTGCTCTTGCATAATTTTATAATTCCACTCGTTTGTCTTGTCGGTATTATGCTTACCAAAAAGACCACCAATTAAATTACCCGCAAGACCAAGAGCTCCACCAACAAGAGCACCAGGAGCACCGCCAAGAATACCACCTGCAGCAGCACCTTTACCAGCAGAACCTAAAGCAGTACATTTATTCAAACGAAAAGGAGCACCGCCTAAAGCGGCAGTACTCCAATTAATCATATTAGATAACATAGGCAACATTACTTAAAGATTTCTAAAAGTCGAGCTTGAAACTCCTTATTTTCATTCTCAATCTTATCTTTCTCTTCTTGCTCCTTAGCAGCAGCAGCAGCCTTATCACGTGCTTCTCTATCCTTAACAGCCAACTCTTTCAAATAGTTCATTTTTTCGCTAGCTGTCTGCGTATAGCGACTAGGGCAAGAGTTAATGAGTTCATCATCAGTCAAAGAACCAAAAGTCTCTTCGAACTCATTACGAAAATTAGAATTGTCAATCATAGGCTGCATCGATTCTTTAATTTCCCGCAGAGTTTGTGCATCAACACGCATATTATCAATACGTTGCAATAAAGATACATCAGTATGAAAAGAAGTTCGCAAAGGAACATTATTATCATCTACGGAAGTGACTTCATGCTGTACTTCCTCATAAACAGGAGGAACATAAACGACTTTTTCTTTAGCTTTCATAATCAAAATATTTTTAAATTATTTACTATAAGGCAATCCATACACACTAAATGGACGAACCGCAACACAAGTATTTACACTACCAATAAGAAGTTTATCATCGTTAACTGTACCCGACCATTGATTTACAAAGATAGGATAGAGCAAAGACGGGCGACACTTAAATAAGTCATCAATACCATACAATGGTCCTGCAGAACCTGAATTATCAGAGTTCCGACGCCACAGAGAGAGAAACTCTTGGTCATAACCTGTAACCCAAGTTTTATATGTACCACAGAAGCCACCCTCAAAATAATCCCGAGCAGATTTTAATTCCGCATAACGAGGTGCGTAACCATACGTCAAAGACATATTAATGGCGGTACTAAGTTCTCTATACGGTACATAATGTTCACACAGACCAATAAGAGGAGCACTCAACTCACATCTATACTGTGTCTGCATGCCGATAGAATCCAATTCCGGAATAGGGAAATCTGTTGCGTCAGTCTTAAACAAATTTCTATCAATTCCTACATGCGCATAATCCAACTGCGGAATAGCTCGATAAATACCGATAATCATACCATAAGTAGTCGCTGTGAATTTACAACCCGCAGACAAATCACCGACACCAATCGCTTTAATATCCGGCAAGCCACCCTGTTGAAAATTAGTATTAACCTGTGGGTTAATGCTAAGCGTTTTATCATCACCGCCAATAAAAACAGAAGTGCGAGAATCAACTTTAGGCTTAATACCAAAATGAGCAAGCACCTGAGCAGCAAAGTCAGGGTCATTACTATTCTGAATCTCCTTGTACTTCTGTAATGCCGTTGCCGAGCGAAGGGCAGATAACTTAACTGAAAGCGAAGAAGCATCAAGTTTACCACGAAAGCCCATAAGAGACGAACCAGTTGCCAATGATTTAATACCAAAAACATACTTATCACCAACGGCAATCGCATGAGAGTTATTTTCCTTAACCAAACCATCATTAGCTTCTGG